GCAGTTTGTGCTGCTTTCTTACCTGCAGATTTAATACCTTTCTTAAGTGCCGAACCTGCTTTCTTTGCAGCAGACTTCATACGTTCTGCACGAGAGGGACCTAATTTCTTTGCTGCTGCTTTTGAAGATTTAACAGCAGAATCATAATACTTGTCACTTGCTTCATCCAGAAGTTCTACTTCCTCAAGTGCCTCACAGATCTCAAGCAGATCTTCTTCATCAACAGCAAGTTCTTCAATCAGTTCTACAAAGAAATCAACCAGTTCTTCATTTGTAGATTCATCGATCACATCCAATTCAGAATACTCTTCATCACTGAAGTAGAATGCTTCTTTCTTATACTGCTTTGCTCTTTTTGCACGATCAAAATCACCCTTATGGGCACCAGTATCATAGGTTGTTTTTTGCCTCTCAAGATCAGCATCAGTTCTGCGTTGTGCAGTGGCAAGTCTATACATGCCCTTCTCTTTACGAGTAGTGCTTCTATTCAAACCTTGCTTGTATTCTTTGGTGCGGCGTCTCTGAGCACCTGCATCTCTTGCTCTAGCGTATGCAGTGTCTCCGAGTTTAGTCTCTTCGAGTTCTTCAACTTCTACTTCTTCGACTTCTTCTTTCTTGATTGCTTTGGCAATAGTCTTCCTGCGGTTTTTCAAATAAGAATCACTGCTATCGACCTTCCCGTCATTGTTTACGTCAGCATCTTCCTGACCAACGGGATCTAATTTCTTTTCGTCGAACTGTTGTACCTTTTTCAAGGCGTCCGACATATCAGGTAAATCTTTTAAGTTCATCTTACTTGGTAACCTTGTCCTTTTTATTTATCTTGCGAATAAACTCACCAGGAGTAAGTTTACGCATGTAATTTGCTAATTTATCAGTACCCATTTCACCAGCAGGAGTGAAATTAAAATACTTAATGTCGTTTCTTTCTACTAGATCCTTCAACCATGAGCGATATACATTATCATGCTCATCAATATAGATGACATAATTGCTGCCACGACTAACAACTTTACCAACGAGCCCCGTGTTGACATTTTCAATGAAGCAACCTACCTCAAATAAATTACCATCAAAATATGCTTCACGAAGACCTTGAGGATCTAACCTGGGAGCAATTTCATACACATGGTATGATGCTTCGGCAAAATCTTCAAAGGTTTCTTGGACCTGCATAGACTGACGAAGAGTTAAGTATAACGCTTCTCGATCCTTTTTAGAAAGATTCTTGGAAAGACCGTCATAAAAAGTATCTTCATCTCCTTCCATTGCTGCTTTACGCATCTTGGATGCTGACATGCCTTCGACACCCTCTGCATCAGGATCTCTACCACCTGCAGATACTACTTTGATGTTTTCAAAGTTGTAGAGATCTCCATTATATTTCGTCGCAAGCGAGTTGAACTCACTGACGCGATCACCACCGACCACGATACGAACGTCGCTATATCCGTCATGATCGAGGGCGGAAAGTACATCAAAAATAGTACGCATGTCGTCACTATCGACAATCGTATTGGCGTGATCTGGATACGCGAGCCGCATAAACTTAATTTTCGTGCCTGGGTCGAGCGGGTTCTTCTTAGGATCCTGCGACCTTGAGGGGTATATTCTATACTCTCCTCCATTGGATTTTGCCTCTTGTGCTACTTTTGCTAGAAGCTTCTCGTGCCCAACAGTAGGTGGATTAAATCTTCCAAATGTAATAGATATTGTGCCTTGATCGACCTTACCCTCGCCATCTGCCGTTTCTTCTCCTCCATTGGATTGCTGGGGTCCTGGGTCATTCTCTGGTGTAATTTTTACAAGCTTACCATCTTTAGACATATGGGTCACGTTGCCTCTAGGGTCAGCGTAACGTCCGTAACCAATATGTTTTAGGTTTAATTTTTCTGCAGACTTTGCTGCGAACGATCTCTCGGCTTCAGTTAGGAAAGCACTAAATTTTTTCATTCGTCCAATTCTTATCTAGGTTGAAGTTTGCTTTACTAAAAGTCAGTCTGTCTACAATTTTGTAGGGGTTATCAGAAACAGTGACGAACCCTTCATGTTGAGCAGGTTGGTCATTCAAGAAACATTTCACAGATCCATCGACAACGATATTTTCAAGTAAAGACTGTTTCAAAAGGAAGATCATTTCCCACACTTGAAAGGTGGTCAGATTAACTTCACACTTATATTTATCAGGTAGCGTACTGTACAAAACTCCAACCGAAGGAAGTTGTCCTGCACGAATAAACTTATTGATATGCTTGTATATATGCTGGCGAGCAGATGCACTAGGAATCTTACACTGAGTTAACATGTAGAGAAATTTAATCCAGTTGAACCTAGGGTTCCTTCTGACCGTCGCATGTGCCTCGTCAAGACCTACGAATTGAGTACCCAATGCAGACAGTAGATTGACGCCGCCACGCCCCACAGCAGTCGGAGAAACTTCGGTATAAGAAGTGTGTGGAGCAAGGATAATATCACGATTAGTCGGACTGGAGAAACGATACTCCAAAGTATTAGGACGATATACAGACCCCCCGCCGACACCGATAAAGTCAGCTTGGACAATTCCACTGAGACGAGGAAGATGATAAAAGCATAAGCGAAGAATGTTCGCAACGTTGCCCTTGTAATGTTTGTCAATATCTGCCTGACTATAACAGATCTTGACCTTGACTTTATTGAAAACGGATTTGGTTCCGACGAAGAACTTGCCATTAGCAGGATTAGTACCGAACACGATAGCGGGAGCACCGTCCCACTTGACACTAAGTTTAGGTTTGCTGAGAGCAGTACGAACTGCTTCAAGTGCTTCCTTACGACCCACGAAGATCAGGTCTTCAAGGTGGTCCAGATGCTTGTTAGGCAAGGTTTCCTCTGTGTCTATACCACTATTATAGCATGTCAAAGTCGAATCACACATGGGGTTGTGCCAGTTTAAACTTCGTACCTAATCGTAATGGCGTTCTGACGGACTCCCTTATCGTCTTTACCCCTTCCCTTCTTAGAGAATCTTACTCCTGCTTTCTTCATCACTTCACGAATTGCTTTATCATCAATAGGTTTTAGACCATGCTCAGTCAATAAATGGTCCGCTGCTTTATCTTTCTCATTAGCAAATGTGAGTTCCCCAGTCATACATTCTTTTGTTAGTTCATATTTAAATGCATCGTATGCTGCAGCACCAGTAGGTGCTCTCCTAGAACCTAATATTTCTTGCAGTTGTTCATTAAGACCACCTGCTTTGTTAACATCTTTCATCATTCTATCTGCTTCCGATTGAGTCAAAGTTCCAGTTCGATTCTCAAACTTATTAGCAATTTGTTCAACAATGAGTTGTAGAGTTCCTAACTCAGTTGTAGACATATTATTCTTACCCAAGTCTTTAGCAACTTTTTTCAATACCTTAGTAAGAGTTTGAACTGAAGTATCAATACCAGAACTTGTTAACTGAAAAGAGTCTCCCCATTTCATAGAACACTTATAAGTCTTGCCAGATTTTGAGAACATAATATCTGTCTTTGGTTCTGTTCCACCACCAGACATTTTTTTAAATGATCCATAATACTTTTGCTTGTCTGTCACACTTCTGGGTGCAAGACTAGTAACAAGTTCTGTTGCTTTATTTTTTATTTCATCAGGAATGGCATCCCACTTCTTCGCTGCTTCTGTAAAAAACTTCTCCTGCTCTCTAGTTCTAGGTTCATTAATCCTAGAAGTAGCAGCATACATTACAGCATGTTCAAACTGAAGTCCTTTGTTTGCCATCGTCCTTTTTGACTATTTATTAACTGTGAAGAGTCTTCCATACTGCCTCAATGTGCATGTTGCCATGAAAATACCCCGCCACAATTATGGCAAGGGTAGAGGCAATAACGCCAAGGAACATCAATACTGGGACTGTATAATTTTTGGACATCTGATGTAATTCATGTTAAGGACAACTCGTCTTTGCTGATCACTGCAAGCAAAACCAGCATGTCTCATATGCGATGGGAACATACACAGTCTGTTTGCTACAGACTCAACTTTAGTTCCATCTTCAAACTCTGTGTATCCATTGTTTGTATTGATATAAAGAATTGCTGTTTCAGACTCAATTGGAAAATCTATATGAAAACTACCCAACTGAACATTCTCAGATTCTCTGGGGTTCATATTCAATTTTGCCCGCAACAATACAAATACTTCCTCATGAGCTTTTGGAGAAGACAATCTAATCTGCTCAAACAATGATAGAAAATATTTCCACCCAACAGTTTGAGGACCTTCATTGATTCTCCATACTGTGTGTGTAAATTGCCCAGCAGTATTCCGACGATTATCTAATGAAGTAATATCATTATTCCAAAACCAAGGACAGTCATCTGCCAGGATGACTTCCTGCAGTTCCTGCCATTCCTCTGGAGGAACAAAATTATCTATTACTTCCAGATGTTTCAAACGTCACCTTCCTTCCTATTCTCAGAGAAGTGAACATCAAATGCACCATCAGGATAACGAGATGCAAGTTTCTCAACATTCATCTCAATGATTTCATTTAGATCTGTACCCAGACCCATACATGCTTGCATGACATACCACATGATGTCACCCAATTCACGCTTCAGGTGAAACAGATTATCTTCATTGACAGGTTTGCCTTGGAATACAATCTTCTTTACTACTTCCGTAAATTCACCTGCTTCAGCACACATGCCTACAGAAGCAGTAAGCAGTCGCTCGGAAGGAAATCCCTGACCCTCAAGTTCTTGAATACGATAAACGAATGCTTCGTGGTCTTTACTTTGTTGCGACGTAACCGCATTGACAAATTCTGCATACTTAATTGGATCAATCATACTTCAATTCTGTAAAAGATTTTTTGGCGGTGAATCGTTTCACCAGGTCTGCTTTTTCTTGCTCTTGACCTGAATCAACCAGGTCTTCCTGAGCAGATTCTTCAACATCATACAACCTCATCTTTGCTCTGTCAATACCCAGACAGAAACGTTTGTTTCTACTAAGATCATTGTATCGATTCTTCAACTGCTTCACCATGATCTGATTCATACCCTCAAGCTCTTCCGTACTAATAAGGGCAAACATAAGATCAGCAGTAGCAGGGAGACCAAAGGATTCAGAAGTATCAGTAAGGTCAACATCAGTGCTACCATAACCTGAACGAGTGGTTTGCGTAGCAGATACAATAGGAACATTGGATTCCACAGCAAGTCCTCGGAGTTCTTCTGCGATTGCTTTGACGTAGGTGTAGGAGTTAACAACCGCTCCTTTGTATCTCTGGGAAGCACATATATTGAGGTAATCCACAAAGATAATATCGGGTCTAAAAGACCGCTTAAGAGCAAGATCACTAAGAAGAGATTTAAAATGTCCGACATGTGCAGATGCCGTTGGATACTCTTTAATTATAAGTTTGCCTTGAGTCTTCTTACTCAGGTTTGCAATCTTTTTGTCAAACATTACCTTAGGCAAATCACTAAGTTGTTGAATAGGAATGTTCAAAAGGTTTGCGTCAATCCTTTCTGCAATCTTTTCTTCTGCCATCTCCATAGTAATGTATAAAACATTCTTCCCCTGAAGGAGAACACTACTAGCAAGGTGACACATGAACAAAGACTTACCGACACCTGTGCCAGCAAGAGCAACATTCAGAGTTTTGTTAGGGAGACCACCCTTGGTGATCTTGTCGAACAATTCCAGACCAAAAGGAATCTTATCTTCCTTCCGATGATAGAAATCGTATCGTGCTTCAGCATCAGAGACATAATCATGACCCACATGCTGATCAAAGGAAACCCCTAGTGCCTCCGAAAGAATCGAAGGAATCGCACCTTTATCCCTCTTGGTATCTTGCCCGTCAGCAATCTTGACAGATTCCATAAGCGATAGGTAGATCGCACGCTCCTGACACCACTTTTCCGTAGTATCAACGAGCCAATCGTAGTCCGAGGGATCATCGGAAAGCTCATTTAATACCTCAATAATTTCTTTGAACTGTTCTTCTGACAGGTCAGTTCGTTCCTGACATTCTATACCAATAGCATTTAAAGATGGTAGCGCATCATACTGACTTACATACTCATGAATCTCCAGAAAGATGACTTTGTTGCACCGTGTCTGGAAATACTCTGTCCTAAGAAAAGGAAGCACTTTCCGAGTATACTTCTCATGATATATGAGATTGCTAAGGATAGTAACTTCGAGATCGTTCATAGGTAGTGTAGATAAGTTCCTAGAATGTACTTTTTGCCTTTGGTAACTGGACGACCCGCGTGACGGAACATCCAGGTTGGTGGGAACACTAACATTCTACCACACTTAGGGGTAATTGAAAGGTCTAGTTTTGGAAAATCTGTAGTGCCACCCTCTTCAACATCATTTAGATATAAGAAACACACAAGGAATCTTCTAGCAGAGGAATGATCTCCTACATCAACATGATCTAGAAACTCATCATTACCATTATCCAGGTAACGTTTGATTCTAAACTCTTCAAACAAATACTTAGGAGGAAAATCTATGTCACGAAGATCTAACTCGTCCATGTAGTCATTAACTGCCTTTAGAAAGATCTGCTTAGATTCTTGCTGAGGAATTATCCAGCGAACGTTTCTATCATTATACTGCTGAGAGATATTCAGTTCAGTAAAAGTAGGACGTTTCTCCCTATCTACAGGGTTTTGATTATGTTCTTCATATTCAAAGTTTGCAATCAGATCGTCACAAAAACGTTTGTCAGCAATCCCGTCATAAACTCGAATGTAATCAGTAAGTTTATCGCAAGGTACTTTAATATAGTCAGTAAGTTTTTGATTTAAAATACTAGTTTCCATAACGAAACTCCTGGGCAGCAGCTTCGTCAAGTGCTTGCATCACTTCGGGGGTGAAATACTTCTGCGGATCAGAGAGAATAGACTTAGGGTAAACAGTAGATTCACCAACAACGACCCGATTCCCCCGCTTTGTGAAGACTCCATACTTCTCACCCAGTTCCAGTAGTCCGTAATACCTGTCAAGTCCACGGTCGTAATAAAGACGTGTTTCAACCTGTGAGTTCTCCTTTGTTAGTCGAGATTTGTGTGCTTTGCATTTGATAATATTACCAACAACCTCCGTACCATCCTTTTCCTTCTTCTTTGATAGATATATAATTGTTGATGAAGCGTATTTGAGTCCACTTCCTCCTCCCATTTCTTTTGTGGGAATATAACTTCCGATTACATCATATGTATGGTTAGTAACCAGCATTGGAACATTTGCTTTACCAAGTTTCAATGTCAACACACGGAACGCACCTTTAATCAACTGTGATTTTGTCATATCGCGAACTTGCTTATCGTTCGCAACATCCTCAACCTCCTTATTGCTCGCAAGCATACCCAGAGAATCAAGAACAAACATCATGGGTTTGCGATCTTCTTTGTCTTGCTCCATATACTTGTCAAGGATACGGCACGACTGAGTACGAAATTCTTCGATAGTAGATACAGGCACAATCATCATACGCTCAGCGTCAATGCCACGATCTACGATCATTTGTTTACTAATCGCTGACTCAGATTCAAAATAAATCACCCCAGCATCGGGATTGCTGTCAAGGAAATGCTGAACAATCCCAAGGCAAAAGAAAGTCTTGCCAGTAGAAGACTCACCAGCGATAGCAGTGATCTTGTTTGAGGGGACTCCACCGTAGATTGAACCGCTAACCAAAGCATTGAAAATGTAACTACCAGTATCAATGAAATCAGCAGTGTCTCCTGCTGCGACACCATCACTGACAAGTCCTGCATACTCATTACCAATCTCCTTTACAACATCCTTTAAAAAATTCACTCTTTAACCTCCAAAATGTTCGTGATGTAATTAGAACGTTTCATGGCACGTTCAAACCATTCTGCTTCCTTGTGATCATTGAATACCTTCTCTTCTCTAGGAGAGAAACCGAAAGCGTTTTGATAGGTTACAATAAATCTTGTTTTCTTCATCCGAATAGAAACTCCAGTGATGCGATTTTTTCAGGTTGCCATCCAATAACATCCATAATTACTTTGATCGGTTCAAGGAAACTCTTTGAGAATTGTAGATCATAATCCACCTGTTTGTCAAGTGCAAATTCCTTCGGGAATGTGTTCAGATAACTGATTACATTCTCCCCGATTTTGTTCGGTGTTTTTAGATACACAAACTTAATCTTCTCACCATCCTGAATCAGAGGATACTTGTGAGTAAGTTTGTTTTTCTTGTTATGGAAGTTATACAGCAGTGCTCCTCTGACATGAATGGGTGTGCCTTTGCTATAGATGGTCGATGGGTTCGACCACTTATTTATGCCATTGCAACCGCGAGGGAAAGAGATATCTTCAATCGGCAACGATGAAAACTTGTCTCGGAAATCTGCAATAAACTTTTGTGCTGCTTCTTCGTTTTGATTCATGATCACCATCAGGCAATCTTTAATAGATGTGCGACATGCAGCAGGTGTAGAAGATTTGACTGCTTCGATACCCATCATCTTGAGTTTAGGTTTCTCATAACGAACACCCTCACTGTCCCAGACGTTGAGGATGTATCGCTTCTTAGCAGTCCAGATACCTTTCTCAGCGATGTTCTCTCGCTTCATGAACATCTTCTGTTCATAGGCACCAACATAGTTTGCTAGTTCCTTGTAGGACCTGTCGATGAATGGTTCAATTCGTTCTTTGCAAGCAGCGTCGATGAAGCTGACAATCCTCTCTGTAGAAATATCTGGGTCATTAAATACTGAGCGAACAAGTAGATCGAGACAGACATAAATGCTGTCAGTATCGGAAGCAACAACATAATCGTGGTCCTCTGTGTTTAGTAGTTTATTGAGATATTCATTTACTTTCCCTTCAATCCATCTAATCGAGACTTGCCCGCTAAGAGTAATCGCCTCAGCATTTGCAAGATTGTAGTATCGAAAGTATTGGTTTCCGATGGCACCATAGGCAGAATTGAGTTGGATTTTTCTTGCCATTTGGATGTTGTTAAATTTTGAGATATCCTTTTGTAATGCCAAGGTCTCTGTAGGTGTGGTGGCATGTTCAAGAGCTTGCTTAGACTCAAGCATTCGTTTCTTGTAAATCGTTCGTTCATCATAGATCCTTTGCATCATTTCTGGTAGGAACCCGTGAATATCTTTTCGATATTGTGCGCCATTAGCACACACGCAATACTCCCCATT